CCCTGCGCCTATCTCATCCGGGGAGCGCTCATCGCCCTGCGCCGGGCGGACGCGGACGGGGTGTCCCTGGAGCGGCAGGCCCGGACCCAGGCCCTTCCCAACCAGGCGGTGGCCAAATGAACCGGGTGGCGCTGGCGGGCAACCCCAACGTGGGCAAGTCCACTCTGTTCAACGCGTTGACCGGGCTCCGTCAGCATACAGGCTATTTTAATTATGGCGAATAGGAGAAACAAAAAAACGATCATCGTTTGTTATTGTAATTTCCCCAACAATACGGCCCCAAAACTCCTTTTTCGCTTGTCTTGGAAGCCGTTCATATCCAGAGAGTGCCGACTCGACCGCTTTAATGTCGACTGGTTCCGCTGCTTGTTCTTCTGGAATATTAGTTTTTCTCAATTCGTTTCGCAAGGCTGTGTAGTCCCGTTCGTATGCATCCCGGTCTATAAGGTCGTTCAAGTACAAGTCTTTTAACTTTTCCATTTTTCGCTTTATTTTTGCTTCATCAATTTGTATTACTTTTGCTTTAACTCTTTTCTGTAGGTTGAAGTTATATTGCTCATAGCTTGCAGCAATGTTTTTTAAAAGCCATTGTTCAAGGACAAGCTCGCTTGTCCTCTTTTTGTGTGGGCACAGATGTAGCTTTTCGTACCTTGTGCAACGGTAGTAGGTGTATTTTTGAGCAACTACATGGGCGCTCAATCGGTTTCCACATTCCGCGCATCTGACTAACCCAGTAAAAAGGTACACTCGGTCAGACCGGGTTTGATTGCGCTGTGCCCGTTGGGCCAGAAGTTTTTGCACTTTTTGAAACTGTTCCAGAGAAATAAGCGGTGGGCAAAAATCGTCTTGATCGTGGGCTCTTCCTGTGTACCGCTCGTTGCTTAAAAGCGCCCGGATCCCTGTTTGCCCGTATATAAGGCCATATTTGTTTAAAACATATTCTCGCAGGGCCCGAACGGACCGTATCACCGTATACTGCCGGAAAATATCCTGTGCGATTGGAGCGGTTTCCGGGTCGATCACCATTTTCTTGTCTTCAATTTTGTATCCAAGAGGAACTTTCCCGCTGATTACCTCACCACGCTGCACCTTGCTCTCAAACACAAATTTGATACGCTCTCCCGTCCTATCTGCCTCGTCCTGGGCCACACTGAGCATGATGTTGATCTTCAGCCGCCCGGACGCGGTGGAGGTGTCGTAATCCTCCTGGATGGTCCGCCAGTCTACATGACACTTCTCCAGGACCTCCTGGACCTTATAGTATTCCGCTATGTTACGGAACCAACGGTCCAGCTTCGTGAACACGATTAGGTCGCCTTTCCCGGATTGAACATCTGTAAGGAGGCGTTGTAACTCGGGGCGTTTTCTGGCGGGCTTCCGGGCGGATATACCAGCGTCTATGTAAGTGCCCACCACTTTGTGCCCATTGGCTTTTGCCCATTCTTGTAGGGCCTTCATCTGCGCTTCGATTGAAAGGCCATGTATCGCCTGTTCTTCAGTGGATACCCGGGCATATAGGAAAACTCGCTTCATTTTTCCGCCTCCTGCAGACACGCCCCGGTGCAGTCACACCGGGGCGAAATTTATTTCCCGAACAACGATTTCCAAAGCGCGCTCTGTGCTTTACGCTTTCTGCCCGCCTTTGTAGTTGGTATCCCAGTGGCGCGGGATATTTTGCGCTTTACCCCTGATATCCCGGTGGCCCGCTTCCAGCTAAATCCGCCAAATGACATAAAATCACCTTCTTCACCAACAAATCCCACATCGGGAATACCCGGCAGCTTGTGCCTCGCTTTCCGAATTAAACCATATTTCGTTCTCTTGGAGTATTGTTTCTGCTGCCCTGCAATTATAAAAATGGTATTTATCGCTTAATTTGCTTCCAAGAAATCTCCCATCTGGCCAGTTGGTTCTTGAAATTGTAGTGGAATTTCCACCCTGATTCCCCGCTTGTGCGGGTGCCGGGTTCTGCGGCACGGGTTGAATGGATACCGCCGGGGCCGGGTTCTGCGCCGTCGGTGCCTTTGACGGCGTTGCAACAGGTGCCTTAGATGGTGCTACTGCTGGCGCTTTGGTCGGGGTGGGGGCCTGGGATTCTGCCGATGCGGGCTGCTGGGCGGGCGCTGCAGTTTGTTCCGGTTCGGGCTCATTTGGCAAATCCTTAGATGGCTCTACCGGGGCTGGTGTTGGTGTTGCGCTAGGTGCTTTAGAGGGAAGCGTACCCCGGACGGTCTGCGAGGTGGCGGGCGGTTGGTCTGCTGTTGCTTTGCCAGAGCCAGGGGACATAAGGCACCCAGCCACGGCAACAGCGGTCATGAATGCCACGGAGCATCCAAGTGCAATCAGAAAAGCCAGAAGATAATCGTCCCAGGTCAGGCGGGCGCTGTTCTTTCCCTTCTTTTCCTTTGCCATGTAGCAGCCTTCTCTCTCCTATAGCACAATTAAAGTCCAATAAACCGGCACTATATCCGCCATTTCCAAATTTCTACCTTTTACCAAAAAGCCGCAAGAGGGTTTTGTACAAGATTCCGAGATTGACTGAATAGAACTGTTGTACTATAATGTGAAACGTACAAACGATGTTCGGAGGCTGGGTAAAATGGGAAAAGAGATTTTGAAAAGTGAATCAGTTTATGATAAAATGGATAGATCCAGAGATGATTTTTCTGAAATCGCGGAACTGACACAGGAAGAAAAAAGGGAACTGCTCAATATGTGGAAAAGCCGAAAGGAGAGACCCTGAGTGCCCGTATCAACGATTGCGCTGATTGTCTCAGCTATAGCATCAATAATATCTGTCATACTTCAGACAAGAGTTCTGATAAAATCATACAAAGATTTTATGTCAGACGAACAAATTGACTACGGAGGCGATGGCAGCGACAGCGGCGAAGATCAGCCCGAAAAATGAGACCCAATTCTCAGCAAGCCATTCTTTTCGTTTTTGCTTTGCCACTATTTTCTTTTGCTCTGCTAAAAGGTCATGAATGGAGTATTTCTCCTCGCTTTCTGATGACGATGGCTTTTGCCCCATTACTTATTCCTCCGCTTCTTGATCAGACGGGCCATTTCCAGAAGCGCCCGTCGCTCATCAGCATCAGAGCTGTCCCATATTTCGCGTAATTCAATTGTTTCTTCATCAGGCTCCCCGCCTTGTGCGGGGGGCTTTTCATTTTGTTCCTTGCTTGTCAATTCAGAAACAGGGACACCAAGGACTTCCGCAACTTTAACTATATTCTTATTTGACGGCTTAGTTTTTCTTCTGTTCCATTGAGAGTAGACAGCGGTAGATAGACCTATGGCCCTGGATAGTTCTGCGCCAGTCATTCCACGCTGTTTTAGGATAGCATTTATTTTGTCTATTACTTCCAAAACGCCACCCCCCAAAATATGCATATTGCATAAACTTAGTTTTACTGAGATTTTATGCTTGACTTAGTTCTTAAACTACGTTATACTTAGTTTAACTTGTGAGGCAACGACAAACCAAGCCCCAGTTTGGGGACTTTTAAAATGTATTCTATTGGTTGTTGGTACTCCTAATAATACACGGTTTCTTCGTTGCTGTCAAGTATAACTTAGTTTTGGGGGTGTATAAATGGGATTTCGTGAGGCCCGGATAAAGGCCGGACTATCTGTAGCTGATGTGATGGCGGCAATTGGTGTGAGCGACGCTGCTGTTTATCAGTGGGAAACGGGGGTTTATACCCCCCGGAAAGAAAAGCTTTTGGCTGTGGCGGATTTGTATCATTGCTCGACGGACGACCTGCTGAAGGATACCCAGGAAAGCGGGTGACGCGGGAGCGATGTCAATTGAAGATGCGGTTTGGGTTGGATTCATGGGAGGCTTTCTTACTGCATGGAAAATACTCCCGTGGGTCGGGGCGCTTATGAAAAAGTGGGGCGTTCGTAAATGACCTATGATATCCTCGCTGCCAGCTTCAACGGAAGCGCATAGGAGGTGAAAACCACGGACATCTCAAGCGTGCCCACCGTAGATTTGGTGAGGGAGCTTTCCCGGCGGGATGGCGTAGAGCAGACAATAGCAGAGCCGTACCAAGACGTGCAGGTCAAAGTAAACGGCCCCGCCATTGTGCTTGTGGTAATCGATTAGGGAGGAGGTTTTTATGAAAACCCTTGAGGAATACAAAGAGGCCCTGGAGCATGCGGGGCCGCTGTTGGCGGAAAAGCTTCTGGCCCAGGCCGACAAGGACGGCTACAGCGCCTGGGCATTGGCGGAACTGGCCGGAGTCCGGGCAGAACTGTGGGCGTGAGGCAAGTTGGACAACCATACACACATAGGCTTAAAGGGAAGGGGGCTTTTCTATGGCAGCAATGTTTGACCCGATTTACGTCACGAAGGTTATGAATGAGCTCTATGAACGTTATGGGCTGGGTATTGAGGCCGTAATTACGCCCAAAGACAAGGCATCCCCGCCTCCGAAAGAGGGCGTGGAATCCGCATGAGGGCCCCGCTGGATGTCCGCCCATCCAGCGGCGTGGGACAAGCCTATGGCAGGTAGGGCGAGGTTAGGTGCGGCTGGGCAGGGCGGGGTACGGTCAGGCACGGTATGGCAGGGCAGGCCGGGCACGGTAAGGCGAGGCGCGGTTAGGCGAGGCGGGCCCTGGTCTGGTATGGCAGGCGTGGCAAGGCTGGGCTAGGCGTGGCGAGGCACGGCAGGGCAAGGCGCGGTACGGCAAACAAAAAAGCGCCTCTCCAGGTGGGCAAACACCTGGGGAGGCAGTCACAAGAAACCACTAAATCCTTGCACCTTGATTTTACCACAAGGGCAAGGAGGAATCAAGGAGGAAAATTATTATGGCAGTCAAAAAACAGGAACTTATCGAAATCAAGCCCATCGAGATGGCGCAGACGCAGATCACCATCGCGGGGGACACGCCCCTCATCATGCACGCGTGGAGCGAGAAGGCCAAGCGGATGATGCTGGAGGCCCAGCAGGGCAAGGTAAAGGGCAAACAGAGGCAGTTCAAGAACCCGGTGGAGGACTTCATCTCTTCCATGTACTGGCTGACCGAAAAGCCCGAGATCCCTGAGAAGTGGACGGAGGAAGAAGCGGAAGCGGCCTTTAACGCCGCGATCAAGAATGGGGCGCGGTTCGGTTTTCCGGTGACTGCGCTAAAGCAGGCGGCGATCTCCGCTTCTTTCCGCAAAGGCTGGACGAAAGACAAAATGAGCCTGCGCGGCGTGTTCTTCATCGACGGCGGCTGGGGTGACATGATGGAGATCGTGTCCGACCCGCCGGTCATGCGGGAGGATATGGTAAAGGTCGGCATGGGCACCGCCGATATCCGCTATCGCGGAGAGTTCCGAAACTGGAGCGCCACTTTCACGTTGAAATATGATGTGAACGGACAGTACGGCTTGGACAAGATCGTGAACATGATCAACGCTGGCGGGACGGTCTGCGGCATCGGCGAGTGGAGGCCCGAACGCGACGGTCAATGCGGTATGTATCACGTCCAGACGGGATAAGCGAGGCAGGCTTTTTGCGGCACGGCAGGCAAGGCATGGCACGGCAGGCAAGGCATGGCATGGCAGGGCCGGGTACGTTCAGGCGGGGCAGGCAAGGTAGGGCACGGCTGTGCGGGGCGCGGCGTGGCAGGGCGTGGCAGGCAAGGTTTGGTATGGTTTGTCTTGGCCCGCCCGGGATGGGCAAGGCCGGGCAAGGTTAGGCTGGCGAGGCGTGGCCGGGTAGGGCACGTTATGGCAAGCTCGGGCATGGTTCGGAAAGGCATGGTTAGGCAGGCGTGGCAAGGCAGGGCAGGGCTCGGCGGGGCGTGGTCTGGTTTGTCCGGGCAGGGCAGGGCTCGGCGGGGCATGGCACGGCAGGTTCCCACAAAAAAGAAGGAGGCAATATTTTGGTTTACGAATACAAACTTCCAGGAATGTATCCCGTCCCGGCGCAGCAGGCCGGGGAGGAACTGGATAGGATCTACGACAAGCACGGCACCCTGGAGGCTGCTGACGTGGTGAACGAATCCCGCCCGGAGGACGCGGTGCTCCACCCCTGCTTTGAGTGGCGTGACCCCGTGGCGGCGGAGCTGTGGCGAAATCATCAGGCGAGGGGGATCATCGGCTGCATTATAACGGTCAAGGAAACGAAGTCCGGCGGGACAGTTCCGACAAGAGCCTTTTTCCATGTTTCGGACGGCTATACCCCCGTTGATGTAGTCCTAAAAAACCCGGACAAGCATGCGGAGGCAGAGCAATCCGCGCTGCGGGAGATGAAGGCTTTCCAGGAAAAATTCAGGATCATCACAGATCTTGCACCAGTACTTACGCCGGTATTCGATGCAATGGAAACCGCCGCAAGAAAAATGAGGCCCAAGGGAACGGAGAGAGCTTCTGCGCCCGTCTGATATGAGGCCCACACCAAAAAATGCCCCCGTCCTGCGGGAACAGGAACGGGGGCGGCATCAAACCGGATGATCGGTATCAGGCTTGATGGAACAAACATATTATCGCACAAATGTTCCTTTCTGTCAAGCCGGAAAGGAGAAAAAATGAAAATTTACATCGACCTGCCCTGGGGCGGGAAGCTGAGCATCGAGCGCGAGCCGATGGAGAAGAACAAGTTCTACACCATGTGGTGGTGTATCACGCTCTACGTGGCGGCGCTGGCATTTTTCAGCGTACTCAAATGAAATGCCCGGTTTTTAGGCCGGGCGGCGAGGAGGAGCTATGAAGGGTACATTCAAAATCACCCTGGCGTACTTAAAAGAGCTGGGGGCCTGCCGTGACGGGCAGAGGGAGTTCCAGAGGGCGTTTCCGAACGGCGGGGAGTATCAGGAGGTACTTGACCGCTGCGCTGAGGAGGGGCGACTCGATTTCGGGGGCTGGCTGCTGAAGCATATCGGGCCGACTGAGGACGTGCGCGTTTACGATGCGAATGTTGACACGCCGGACAAGATGATTATTTTTGCGGGCAAAATCGAGGCTAAGAAAAACATTATCGCAAAATATGTTCTTTCCGGCTGGGGCATCAAGGCTGGCGAGGGCATCAAGGCTGACAATGGAATCAAGGCTGGCTGTGGCATCGAGGCTGGCGAGGGCATCGAGGCTGGCTGGGGCATCAAGGCTGACAATGGAATCAAGGCTGGCTGTGGCATCGAGGCTGGCTGTGGCATCAAGGCTGGCTGGGGCATCGAGGCTGGCGAGGGCATCGAGGCTGGCCGGGGCATCGAGGCTGGCGAGGGCATCGAGGCTGGCTGGGGCATTGAGGCTGGCTGGGGCATCGAGGCTGGCGAGGGCATCAAGGCTGGCGAGGGCATCAAGGCTGACAATGGAATCAAGGCTGGCTGTGGCATCGAGGCTGGCGAGGGCATCGAGGCTGGCAATGGAATCAAGGCTGGCGAGGGCATCGAGGCTGACAGAATTTATGCAGGCATCAATGTGCCTCGATATTTGTGGGAGAAACATGCCATCGTAACGGCAAAAGTGAAGCCAGATAATTTGTATGGAGGTTTCTGGAAGTCGATGGAGGCGCAGACGGATGAATAAAAGTTGGACAAGCCTTGCGGCGTTCCTCCTGATCATGCTGTTTGCTTCTGCGGCGGACGGCCTGATGGAAGCGCTGGGGCTAGGGTGGTTTATGGCCGTTGGGCTGGTTGTCATGGGCGTGGCCCGGGGGCTGGTTGAGGTGGATGTACACTTGGAAGGAGGCGGTAGGGAATGAGCGAGTTTTGCGTAAACATGGATATGTTTGGGTCCTACGTAAAAATACCAACTGACCGTTCTGGGGCGATGCATGTATACAAGGTGGTATCAAAATCCAACAGCAACGGTTATTGTGACATTCCATTTTGCGCGGATTCCAAGCCGAGGGTGCATAATGAAATTGTTCCAATTTTGTTTGTAATTCATTGCGGGATAGACGAGACAAATGTCCAGCGGGTCGCTCTTAGTGATTGTGAGTTGGAGCAGAACGAAGCGCTGACGCTTAATGAACTGCGGGAGATGGACGGGGAGAAGATATACGTTCACTACATCGACGGCTTTTATACCGATGAGGACGGAGCGTATTTTGGTAAGTTTGAGCAATTAGTTCGGGATTGCGACGGAAAACTTACTGCATGTTCGTTGCCGCTGGAATACTACAACAAGACCTGGACAGCCTACCGCCACAAGTATAGGGAGGTCTGACAATGGGCTATTTCTGGTATTACAACGGTGCGGGGCAGAAGCTACTGGCCGCTGAACCGCCCCTGGAGCCGCCGGACTGCCGGGACGATGAATGGGTCGAGGGACCGGATGAGGAATACGACAGAGGGGAGGAAGAATTGAGTGGAAGAATTCATCGCCGTTAGGCAACTTCCCGTTATCGAGGAAAGGTTGCGCCCACTAAAGGAGCGGTGGGAGCGGCGGGCCCTGGATGCGGAAAGCATGGTTTGCACGGAGGAAACGATCCAGTCGGTCAAGGCGTTTCGGGCGGATATGCGCGAAGAATTTGACGAGGTGGAGGCTCAGCGCAAGGCGGCAAAACAAGCTGTTATGGATCCGTATAACCAATTCGAGGCAGTTTACAAAGAGTATGTGACCGACGTTTTCAAAAAAGCGGACGGAGTATGTGCCCAAAAAATCAGCGACGTAGAGGGCGACATGAAGCGCCGCTGTGAGGACGGCCTGCGGGACTATTTTGCCGAACTATGCGCTGTCCGCCATCTGGATTGGCTGGAGTATGAACGGGCCGAAATCAAGGTGGACATGGCCGCCGCCAAAGCTAAAACACCCACAAAGCTGCGCAAGCAGCTCGCGGATTTTGTTACCCAAGTAGGTGACAGCGTGGATCGCATCAACGAGCTGGACGATGCGGACGAAATCATGGTGGAGTTCAAGCGGTCCCTGGATGCTGGCGATGCCATCTGCACCGTCCGGGAGCGCAACCAGCGGATCGAGGCGGAACGGGCCGAATTGGAGAAGCGCAGAGCCGTTTTGGAGCAGGAGGCCGAGATGGTTCATAGAGTGGAGGCGCTTTCCCCGCCGGTGGCGATTCCTGCAGCCGCAGAGAAAAATCCGGACGATATTTTTGACCGTTTCACTTACACGGTTTTCAACGTCAAGCGTTCACAGTTATGGAAAATCAGAGATTTATTGAACAGGGAGGGTATCAGATATGAGTAACAGCCAGAACACCGCCGCAATTGCGGAATTTGAGCAACAGGCCCCGGCCGCCCGGAGGGTGGGCGCGGAGTTGGCCGCGAGTCGGGAGGCCCAGGAAGTCCAGGTGGCAATGCTTGCTGCCCAGCGTTTCCCGAGGGATGAGGTTGACGCGTATAACCGAATCATGCGCGATTGTCAGAGGAAAAGCCTTGCCGCCCTCTCAATGTACGAATATCCTCGCGGTGGGCAGATGGTGACAGGGCCGTCTATCCACCTTGCCCGCGCGTTGAAGAGGGGATGGGGGCGCATTGACAGCGGGTTCAAGGTCCTGGAGCAGACAGCGACAGAATCAACCGTCATGGTGTATGCGTGGGACCTGGAAACCAATTGTCGTGAGACCAAGGTCTTTACTGTCCGGCATGTCCGGGAAACCAAAAAGGGGGCGTATCCTTTGACTGATTCCCGGGACATCTATGAGCTGATTGCCAATCAGGCGGCCCGCCGAGAGCGGTCCTGCATCTTATCCGTTATCCCGCAGGATGTGGTAGATGCCGCTGTCGGTCAGTGTAATGTGACCCTTTCCAGCGGTTCGGAAATGCCCCTTGTGGACAAGGTGCGCGCTTTGGTCAAGAACTTCCAAGAGCAGTACGGGGTGACAGTGGAAATGCTGGAACAGTACATTGGCTGCAAAAAGGAAGCATTTTCAAATCAGAGTGTTGTCCGGCTGAAGAATGTCTACAACACTCTGCGGGACGGCAGCGCGAGCGTAGAGCAATATTTCGATATGTCCGCCGCTGCACCGACACGGGAAAAGCCACAGGAGTTCCCGGAGGCCCCCGCCCAGCAGGAAGAGCAGGTGAGTCTCGGTGATGCATGACATCACGGGGAAAAAATACTTGACGTTACATGCGGATCCCGCACAATCTGGTTCGACAAGCACCACCCTGCCGCCATTTACTGCGACCGGCGGCGAGAGGAATACCAGCACCTCTGGAAGAACGCCGGGAACTGCTCCCTGAGCATTGATCCTGATGTGCTTTGCGATTTCACGGACCTGCCGTTTCCAGACAATTCTTTCCGCTTGGTGGTGTTCGACCCGCCCCACTTGACCGGAGCGAAAGAAACGGCATGGCTGGTGAAGAAATACGGCAAGCTGGATGCAACCTGGCCCAAGATGCTCCATGATGGCTTTGCCGAGTGTATGCGGGTTTTAAAGCCAGACGGTGTGCTGATCTTCAAATGGTCAGAATACGACATACCCGCCGAAAAGGTTTGGAAAGCGATTGGGCAAAAACCACTGTTTGGGCATCACAGTGGGAAACAATCCAGAACGTTTTGGGGTTGCTTCATGAAACTGGAGGAATCTGATGACCTATGACATCCTAGCCACCGGCTCCAGCGGCAACGCCGTAGTCATCAACGGCGAAATTCTCATTGACTGCGGTGTGCCCTATAAGACGCTGGAGAAATCCGGGTACATCAAGAATTTGAAGCGGGTGCTTCTGACCCATGAGCACGGAGACCACTTCAATCCCGCCACCGTGGGGCGGCTCCATCGGGAGCGCCCCAACCTGCGGTGGGGGTGCTGCGAGTGGATGGTTCCACTTCTACTTAAGGCCCTGGTGGACAAAAAGGTGATCGATATTTTTGAGCCGGGAATCCTTAAGACTTATAACAAAGGTCTTTTGCGCATAAAAGCGGAATCTCTTGTTCACGATGTTCCGAACTGTGGGTATAAGATCCATATTTACGGACAGCATGGGTCGATTGGCGACAGCCTATTCTATGCAACGGACACGGGCACCCTTGACGGAGTTTCGGCCTGCTGCTACGACATCTATTTGTTGGAGGCCAACCACACCAAAGCAGAAATCGAGGCCCGTATCGCCGAGAAACGGGCCCGGGGCGAGTTTGCCTATGAGACCCGCGCCGCACAGAATCATTTGAGCCGGGAGCAGGCCGAGGAATGGCTTGCCCGTAACGCCGGACCACGAAGCCGTTATCAATTTTTGCACCAGCATAAGGAGGCGCACTATGCCTGATTTGATTGATCGAAAGGCTCTTTTGAAGGAACTGAGAGCAGATTATAAGGATGCCATAAAAGACCCTGGTGAGGGCCAGCTTATAGCAATCGGCCTCGAATCTGCTATCGGCATTGTTAAGGATGCTCCCGCTGTTGCTTCCCCTGTGGTACATGGGAGGTGGAAGTATTACAAAAAGAAAGGCATTGCAGTATGCACAGAGTGCAGTTTTGAGCGTAAGCTCGATGATGATTTTGGAAGAGCAGTAAGTTGCCCCAACTGTGGGGCAAGGATGGATAAGGAGGAATAATTATGGGGATTGGAGAAGAACGGATAGAAATTACGGTCAGCCAGTTATACGAACTGGTGAAAGAGGCCGCCCGGGCTGACCTGTTCCGAAATGGAGTGAAGAATCGAGTCCCATTTTCGTACATTCTCAGCATCCTTGACGGTGAGGATAGTGCCTTGAAAGCTCCTGTTTGGCATGATGTAAAAACAGATCCGCCCAAAACTCCCGGCCAGTACTACGGGAAAAAGGATGATACCAATTCTATGTGGCTGTGCAATTATCGGGACGGCAGATGGACGTTAGTCGATTACATGGCAATACCAGGGCGTGAAATGGAAATGAAAATTGTCCAGTGGGCTGAATATGGAGAATTTGCTCCGTGCCGTGAGGAGGACGTATATGCTTAACCACATCGTAATAATGGGCCGTCTGGCCCGCGACCCCGAGCTGCGCCACACCCAGAGCGGCACCGCCGTGGCCAGCTTCACCCTGGCGGTGGACCGGGACTTCAAGGACAAGAACACCGGCGAGCGCACCACCGACTGGATCGACGTGGTGGCTTGGCGCGGTACTGGTGAATTCGTCAGCCGCTACTTCTCCAAGGGCCGCATGGCCGTGGTGGATGGACGGCTGCAGATTCGGGAGTGGACCGACAAGGAGGGCAACAAGCGCCACTCCGCCGAGGTGGTAGCCGACAACGTATATTCCGGCGACTCCCGCAACGCTCCCGGCTATGGTGACGGAAGCCGCTCCCAGGCCCCCGCTTCCCCCGACTACGGCGTTCCGTCGGGATGCGACCAGTTCGCCGAGCTGGCCGATGACGACGGCGATTTGCCGTTTTGAGGAAAACATTGTGGAAAGGACGGTGGGCTGATGGCTCGACCTGGCCTGATGTTGTATTTTGATATTTTGCCGGCGCTGGACACGCTCCCTAAGGAGGCGGTCGGAGAGTTGGTGCTTGCCGCCCTTCACTATGTACATGACGGCATAGATCCGAACTTTGAGGACACCTCCCTCAAATTCGCGTGGGCTTTTTTGCGGCCATCCGTGGACCGGGACGGGGCCGCGTACGATGAGAAGCGTATCAAAGGCGAATGGCTGGCGTACTGCAAGCGGTGCAAAAAGGGCGGCACTGAGCCGTTGGATTTCGATACATGGTGTCAACGTACCGACAACGCAGAGCAACGTGTCGATAACGAGGCGCAACGTACCGACAACGCACCGTTGGATTCCGAACCAACTACAACTACAACTCCATCTACAACTACAACTACAACTCCATCTCCAAATAAAGAGGGTGTAGGGGCGGGCAAGCCGCCTTCACCCGCCGGGCGGAGGTTCATTCCGCCAACGTTGGAAGAGGTCACGAAGTATGTTCGCTCTCGCGGAAGTCCAGTTGACCCCCAGGGCTTTATCGACTTCTACGCCTCAAAAGGCTGGCTTGTCGGCAAGACCCCCATGAAAGACTGGAAAGCGGCTTGCCGGAATGCTGAGAGTTGGGAGCGATGGAACAAGCCCATGCCTAAAGGTCGTCAACCACAGGACTTTCAGCCAAGCATTGAGCGCATTCGGAAGAATAACGAAATGCTCGACAAATTCCTCGAAGAACATGGAATCGAGCCTTTCGGAGGGAAGCAGACATGAGGATAGATGGATCAGATCTGGCCCATCTTGGACCGGAGGCCCAGCGGCAGATAGCGGACAAACTGGGCGAGGGAAAGCTGCCCCAAAAAAGCAAGTACCACAATCAGCCGGACCATCGGGGCAGCATCCGCTTCGACAGCCGGAAGGAGGCCCGGCGGTACGATGAGCTGATGCTTTTGCTCAAAGCCGGGAAGATTCGAGACTTAAAGCTCCAGCCGCAGTTCACGTTCCAGGAATCGTACGTCACTCCGGATGGGGATCGGGTGCGAGCAAGGCGGTATCGGGCGGATTTTTCCTACACACGCCCCACGGGACCGGACATGAACGGGCAGGTGTATTGGGTGCCGGTGGTCGAGGACGTGAAGAGCCGGGCCACCAGGACTAGGCAGTACATCGACAAAAAGAAGCAGATGCTGGAGAAGTTCGGGATCATCATACAGGAGGTATGAGACGGATTTTGCCGCCAGACGGCGGCTGAGCGAACTAGGAGAAATCGGATCAACCATAGGAGGCCCATGGATAAAGGCGCGCCGCCTCCATGACGATGGAGGGACCTATGGTGAAAGAGACCTATAAAAGCAGAGTTTACACAGACCGGCCCGCCTACGCGGACTATGACGCGCCGGCAAAATTCCAGGCGATCCAGGGCATAATCGCCCGGCGGCTGCGGGAGCATCCCAAAGCCATTTGCTCCTACTCCGGCGGCGCGGACAGCGACATCATGATCGATGTGATTGAACGGACGCGGGGCATATTTGGCCTGTCGGCCATCAAATATGTATTTTTCAACACAGGGCTGGAGATGAAGGCCACCAAAGACCACGTCAAGGCCACGGCGGAGAGGTACGGCGTGGAGATCGAGGAGTGCCGCCCGAAGGTGGATATCGTCACCGCGGTGCGTACATATGGGATACCGTTTATTTCAAAAAATGTATCGCAGCGGTTGAGTGAATGGCAAAAAAAGATGTCCCGTTCTCGATCGCCCAAGAGTTTGCGGCGGCAGCAGATAAGGCGGCAAAGCGGAAGGAGCTGGACGAACGGTACCCCAATTGCAAGTGTTTGATCAGCTCCATCTGTTGCTGCGATCCCGCTGGGGGGCCGAGATCAAATAACCAGCTGAATATCAGCGAAATAAAGTATTTGTGCGAGTTCATCGATAGGTATCATCCAGACTTCGCTATCAGCGCCAAGTGCTGCGACTGCTGCAAGAAGCAGCCGGCCCACCGGGTGCAGAAGGGCTACGACATGATCGTCACAGGCGAACGGCGCACGGAGGGAGGGGTAAGGTCGGTCGCAAAGAAAGGCAGCGGCGCGACCTGCTTCAGCGAGACCGCCAGCGGCCAGTGCCGGCTGCGCCCGCTGTACTACGTGTCGGACGCGGACAAGGCGTGGTACAAGGATTACTATGGCATCCGATACTCCGACGCCTACGAGGTCTACGGGCTGACCCGGACGGGCTGTTGCGGATGTCCCATCTCCTACAAGGCGGTGGATGACCTGGAGAAGATCCGCCCCTACGAGCCCAACGTGGTCAAGGCTGCGTGGAACATCTTCGGCAAGAGCTATGAATACCGAGCGCGATATAACGCCTACAAGGAGGCCAGGAAAAAGGCGGAACAGGAGAAGGCGGAGGACGATCTGCAGGGCCAGATGTGCTTTGACGATTTGGAAGATGCAGAATGACGATTTAGAGGGCCGTGAAAATGAAAGTATTGGAACTGTTTGCTGGGACACGTTCGATTGGGAAAGCGTTCGAGGCCCGAGGGCATGAAGTGTTTTCCGTGGATTGGGACAAAAACTTTGAGGGTATCGACCTGTACCAGGACGTCATGACCCTGACGGCAGACGATATCATCAGGCGATTTGGACGGCCCGATGTGGTCTGGGCCTCCCCGGACTGTTCATCGTACAGCATCGCCGCCATCAGCCATCACCGGAGGCGGGAAGCTAACGGCAATTTGGCCCCGATATCCGACTACGCGAAATTCTGCGACCGGGTGAACCAACACATGCTCTGTCTGCTGCTGGCGCTCTCCCCGAAATTCTGGTTCATCGAGAACCCGCGGGGCGGGCTGCGGAAGATGGACTTCATGAACGGGCTTCCCAGGTACACAGTGACCTACTGCCAGTATGGAGATACCCGGATGAAGCCCACCGACATCTGGACGAACCATCCGGACCCAAGGTTCAAACCGATGTGCAGGAACGGAGACCCTTGCCACGTCCGCGCCCCGCGCGGGGCGAAAACTGGAACCCAGGGGCTGAAGGGGAGCGTTGACCGGGCGGTGATACCACCAGCGCTGTGTGAGCATATCGTGGATATCTGCGAGTTATTTTTGACGAGGTGATCGTTATGAAAATTAAACCGATCCTGTTCAACACCGAGATGGTCCGCGCCATCCTGGACGGGCGCAAGAGGGTGACGCGGCGGGTGGTGAAGCCACAACCGGAGGGCAAGCCATTCCAGATGCCGCAGGGAATTTGTTGGCCTGGATATTTCGGGACGATGGAAAGCGCACGCGTTTTTGCACCGCCCTACCGCCCCGGAGACATCCTGTATGTGCGGGAGACGTGGCGGGTTCAATCAGTGCACCGCTTTGAATCTGATGTTCGCATTGAATACAAAGCGGGAGGGTCGATGACCACACTCCAATTTCCAGGTCGAAAAAGCGACAGTCACTGTCGGGATAAGTATGATGCCTTTATCTGCAAGTGGGCAGGCGATAAATGGCATCCCTCCATCCACATGCCGAAGCAGGCCGCACGGCTGTTCCTGCGGGTGACAAATGTACGGGTCGAGCGGCTGCAGGATATCGACGATGAGGGAGCTAAGGCAGAGGGGGCAAACTGGCGCAACGGTAAAAACGTCGGGTGGGAAGAGAAAATGCGGCGTTCTGCTGTAGATCGGTTTGCAGAGATTTGGGACAGCACCATCAAGAAAGCCAACCTGCCCCTCTACGACTGGGCCGCAAATCCTTGGGTCTGGGTCATTGAGTTCGAGCGGTGCGAGAAACCAAAGGAGGTGTGAGCATGAGCGAATGGATCAGCGTAGAGGATAGGATGCCGGAGGATGCTTTTGGGTGCCTGGTTGTTGTCGATGATGAGGAACCAATGACCGGAGTGCAGTTTCTAAGTATACTGCCGTATTTCGTAGGCTGGGACGGGAACACCTGGAACGATGGTGACGGACAACAATGCCCCTTTGAAGTGCGGTACTGGATGCCGCTGCCCGACCCGCCGGAGGAGGCATAGCCATGAAGAGGCCCAGAAACCCATATAAAAAGGGCTCTCTGTGTTGGTCCTTGATGGAGGGCTGACTGCAAGGGGAGTTCGACGGGCTTCCTGGATGGAATGATTTGACGGTATCGCAAATCGCGGAAATATTCGATAAACCCCCAACGACCATCAGCAGCACGTTGTCGGCTATCGAGCGAGACACGGGGTATCGGGTGCCGCGGGCCAGGGGAAAACCGGGGGGAAAAAGGAATATGACTATGAATAAGCAGCACTATTCCTGGTGGCTGAGGGGCATCTAAGGAAGGAGCAAACAGATGGGGGAAAGTGAGTTCCCGAAACGGCTGAAAAAACTGAGGGAACGGCAACGCCGAAAACAGTATGTAGTATCGGAGTTGTGCGGACTAAATC